TGGTGGGCTATGCGAACTAGATGTAGATGCAGAAGGCGCACAGTATTTAATGCAGTTAGGCTTTGAAGTATTACTCATGCGAGGCATTGAATCTTTAAAGTATGATAAAGAGATGTACGGGAGGAATAGATAAATGATATACTTACTAACAGCATTTATATTTGGCTACTGTCAAGTAACATCAATATGGTGGGCGGGATTTATCTGCGTGATTATTATAGACATACTTTTTTTAATAATGAGACTTGATAATGAAAATTGAATTGATAGGTGAAGTAGAAGACCAACCCGATGGATCAGGCCTTTGTCATTTAGACGTGGACGAAGAAGGAAAACAATACCTAATGCAACTAGGCTTTGAGGTAATAATATTACGAGGAATGGAGTCAATGGAAAAAGACCCAATCGTAACACGATGAAAACTATAATTCACGTTAATCAACATGTTATTAAATCTAATAGAAAAAATAACGTGCAGGAACCAGTATTAACAGTTAAAACATACAAGACAAACAACTACGCACATTCAGTGGAAATACTTGGATCCAGTCGGGTAGTATATAGCCCCGATAAGCCTTTAAGCTGTGGAGCCCACGTATGGATTGAAACAGAAGCGGAGGTAATAATTAATGCTTGATTACATATTATGTTACAGCACAGCCTTTTTCTTAGGTGTTGCTCTCGGGGCTGGCATGATGTTATACTATGTATCAAAGGAGCAACAAGATGATAGTGCAATTTGATAATATACCAGTAGAGCTAAAGAAAATCCCACGGTGGGTTTTGTGGAGGGAAACCGAGATTGGAGAAGCGCCAAATAACCGAATGGCCAAACTGCCATTCCAAGTATCAGGACACAAAGCCAGTTCTACTAACCCAAATAACTGGAGTGACTTTTTTACCGTTGAAGATGCTTATCAAAAAGGCAACTATTCTGGTGTAGGGTTTGTCTTTGTGGAGGACGACAATCTAGTAGGGATAGACCTTGATGATGTGCGAGACATTGACTCTGGCGAACTAACACCATTCGCGCAGAACATAGTGGACAATGTAATTGGATACTCAGAAGTCAGCCCATCGGGTACTGGACTAAAGATATTTACGCGTGGGGACTTTGAGTTCGCACACGTTGACCATGACCTAGGATTTGAGGCGTACTCAAAGGGTCGGTACTTTACTGTTACAGGTAACAAACTTGGTGGCGGGATACCTACAGAGGTACAAGACTTAACTGGCATCATTCCTAAGCGTACTGCAATGAAATCTGGCGACTCTTTTGGCGACTATACACCACCACTAGCCGAGTATGATTTACACCGAGTAGAGACAGAACTACTAAGCCAAATTACTCCAGACCATGGGTACGCAGACTGGTTACAAGTTGGGCAAATGCTACACCATCAATTTGGTGGGGACGATGAGGCCTGTGACTTATGGAACACTTGGAGCCAACAGGGTACTAGCTATTCAGAGACAGGAGACTACTCATGTAGCTCAAAGTGGAAGACCTTTAAGGGGTCAGGCATGACATTACGCTCCTTGATATTTAAGGTTAATCAAACAAAAATCAAGGAGGCTATTGCTAATGGGGAGATCATATTAGACAGTAACCCCATGACCCAAGCCAAGATATTTTTGGACGCGCAGTACAAGGCTGAGGAGGGATTTACATTAGTGCACTATGCCGATGACTTTCACAGCTACGATGGGACACACTATGAAACCATTGAAGAGGCCACCATACGCTCAGGAACATACAAGTTTTTAGACAAGTGTAAGAAGCTAGGCCGTAAGGGTGAGATACTGGAATTTGCACCAAACCCTGCGTCTGTTTCTGCAGTTATTGATGCAATCAAGTCAATCTGTCACTTACCAAATAACGGCACCACAAGACCACCAATTTGGTTAGAGGAGTTTAGGTCAAATAGACCACCAGCATACAACCTTGTTAGTCTAAAGAATGGACTATTTAATATGGCGGACAACATCCTACTACAACACTCATTGGGTTTCTTTACACAGAACTCATTGAACTTTGGCTACGACAAGGACGCACAATGCCCAACATGGCATGACTTTTTAAAGTCGGCGTGGGAGGATGATCAAGCATCCATTGACTTACTGCAAGAATATTTTGGGTACATCCTATCAGGGGATAATAGACAGCAGAAGTTTTTAAATGCAATTGGACCAAGACGCTCAGGCAAGGGCACGATTAATAATGTACTGGTCGCATTACTTGGACAACATAATACAGTAGCCCCTGAGTTGGGAGAACTTTGCGATACTTTTGGATTACAAAGTTGGTTAGGTAAAATGTTAGCAACCTTTACAGATGCTAGGGCACCGGAACGTAATCGTAATGCCGTAGTGTCACAGCTCTTACGGATCGTTGGTAATGATCCAGTAACAGTGAACCGTAAAAACAGAGAGTCTTGGGGTGGCACATTGGGAACCCGTATTATTGTGTTCTCTAATGAAGTACTGCAGTTATCGGAGTCATCAAACGCACTAACAGGCCGAATGCTTGTACTCAAGATGACAAAATCTTTTTATGGTAATGAGGACACAGACCTAGGTAAAAAGTTAGAGAAAGAACTAAACGGTATTTTCTTATGGGCAATGGATGGGAACGCAAGACGCTTAGCGCGAGGGGGTAAGTTCATTCAGCCTGAGTCAGGGGCAGACTATTTACAATTGATGGCGGACATTGGTAATCCAATGCAAAACTTTATTGAAGACACACTAGACTTTGGGGCGGATTATGAGGTGGCTAAGGATGATATATTTTCATGCTATTCTCACTGGTGCTTAAAAAAGAAACTGAATGCTGGAAATGAGTTGGCATTCAAGCGTAGATTTATTGCGGCGTCTCAAGAGCATAAGGTAGAGTCTGCACTTAACAGAACTGGAGGAGATCGAAAACACATATACAGGGGTATTAGACTGAATGAAAGGGCTCAAACCTATATGGACAGTATCGTGTCATTTGAGTCTGATGGAGCCTACTAATGTTAGAAAAGGCTGTAGAGGCATACCTTAACAAGAAAATAAAAGAGGCAGGCGGACTATCTTATAAGTGGACATCAAGTATTGCCGGAGTGCCTGATAGAATTGTTTTTCTATCAGGCAAGGTACACTTTGTAGAACTAAAAACTTTGACCGGAATAATATCACCGAGACAGAAGATAGTGTTCAAAGACATAACAGACGCAGGCTTTCCTGTAGAAGTATTAAATAGTAAGGAAACAATTGATGACTTTATCCAAAGACAAATTACACCCGTATCAAACTGATATTATACAGAGGGCTTCTAAGCTCCCATCTTGTGCCTTATATCTTTCGATGGGATTGGGAAAAACGACAATTGCACTGTCCATCATTGCCCAAAAGAAACCTAAGAGGACACTAATCATTGCACCACTTCAAGTGGCCAGGAATGTATGGCACAAAGAGATAATGAATTGGAACCACTTATCACATCTTACGTATTCCCTAATGCTAGGAACTGAAAAACAAAGAGTTGAGGCATATAGGGAGACAGCAGATGTATATATTACAAATTATGAAACAATAGCATGGCTCGAGCATAACCAGATGTTTGATAAGTTTGATACTATTATCTTTGATGAAAGCGCGAGACTAAAAAGCTCCGCGACTCAGCGGTTTAAATTACTGAAAAAAGTAATGAAGCGTAAAGACTTTAGTTTAATCCTACTATCCGGAACTCCTACCCCGAACACAATCGCTGACCTATGGAGTCAGATTGGATTGATGGACAAAGGCGCTCGATTAGAGACAACGCTAGGTAGGTTTAGAGACAAATACATGAACGCTGGACAGCGAAATAAATACACTGGATTAGTGTACAAGTGGGAGCCAAAACCAAACGCGTTAGAAGAAGTAACAAACAAGATAAAGGACATTGCGTTTTCATTACAGGCAAAAGATTACTTAACATTGCCAAAAGAGACCCCAATATTCCACAGTATAGAGTTATCGAAGCGTGTTATGAGCTCTTACAGCGATTTAAAAAAAGATTTGGTAGCAGAGTATCAGAATCAAGAAATAACGGCTGTAAACGCAGCCACGGCGCTCACAAAGCTATTACAGGTAACATCAGGGGCAGTATATGATGCTAATAAGGACGTAATTCTAGTTCACACTGATAAAATTGACTTTATTACTGAATTATTGGAGGACGATCAGGCACCGGTTTTAATGTTCTATAATTACAAACACTCACTTGTTAGAATTATGACAGCCTTTCCGGAAGCGCAAATGGTATCAGAAAAATCTATAGCAGACTGGAAAGCAGGTAAGATCAAAATGCTAATTGGACACCCCCAATCCATCGGGGAAGGACTAAATCTTCAAAACAATATAGCTGAAGTGGCACACATCATTTGGTTCGACCTGTTTTTTAGTAGTTCTTTATATCAACAGGGAAACGCTCGAGTTTTAAGGCAGGGGCAAATAGTACCAGTGCTTATTCACCACTTAATTGCAAAGGGAACAGTAGATGAACATGTGATCAAAGTTTTAGACGGAAAAATAGATGTACAAAATGCAGTTTTGGACGCATTGAAAATAAATAATTAATTTTTAGGCAAAAGTTGCTAATTTGTGTATTAGTATAGTATACATATTTTTAATTGGCCTAAAATGAACACAGTAAAATTGTCTGATGAAGAGCTGGATCCATTGGAAAGTGCCGACATCGGAGAAAGCAACTTGCACATATCATTGACGGAGGGATACCTTCCATGGGACACTGAAGATTTAGAAGACATACGAAGGATCATTAAGCGTCTTGACCCTAAAGACCAGTTCATCATCGAAGCCTACTTAGATGGTATGAATTTTTATGATGTGAGTGTATCGGAAAAATATTGGCGGTATCATTTTGCAAAAAGCATTATTCAAATTAAAAAGGAAATGGACTGTGAGTAATAAAGAACAATCAGACGGATCTTCTGCGAACTACTACAAACTTCCAGAAAATGCATCTGAATTGCAAGACCTAATTAGTGCGAAGAATTTAAACGCACAAATCGGTGAAATTTTTAGAGAGTGTTACAGGTATGGCAAAGCGTCACATTGTGACGAGGAACGGGGCATCAAGAAGATTTTATTTTACGCAAACGCAGAACTTAAACGACTTACAAACTTAAAAGGAAATTAACATGGACGACGCAATTTTAAACTTCACATTTTCAGTAGCAGAGATTAATGGATTACTAAACATTTTAGGTAATACAGCATATGTTCAATCAGCGGCTTTGATTAATAAAATCCAAGAACAAGGCACACCACAATTTGCTAAAATTCAAGCAGAGACAGACGCCGCAAACGCAGTGGCTGAAGCAATTGCAACGGATGCACCTGTATGAGTGAGCCAAGTAAATTAGTACTAGCACTCTCTGATAACGCAGGAATGACATCAGCTCGGGTTCGTGAAGAGGGAGCCAAGAAGAAAGAAAGCGAACGTTTAGAGATGGCAGGAGCAATTACTCGTATGGTGGTGAATGAGGCCATGGCAAATATGAGAGCTCAAAAGGCTGAATTAGATCGCATGACGGTTAAGGAAAAATAATGGCTCAAGCCCCAGTAAAGCAAACAAAATCAGCAATTGTCAAATATGACCCTACTATGTGTAATAAAATGGTGGAACTTGGTAAGGGCGGAGCATCACAAAAAATTATGTTTGCTGAATTGGGGCTTAGTTATTCCACGGCCCAAACATATAAAAAGAATCATCCAGCATTTGCAGAAGCTTTAGACAAAGCCGTAGTTCAAGCGCAGGCATTTTGGGAAAAACTAATGCTGGATAACATTGAAAATAAAAACTTCAACTCACGTATTTTAGAAATTGCGCTTAAAGGCCAGTTTAAAGAAGACTATCGTGAGACAAAAGATCCTATCATCGCTATCAAAAACGAGGTAGTCATTGATTTTTCAGGTGTAGTAAATGACCTAATAAAAAACTTGAATGCCGCAAAGTAATACTGTATAATATGTAGAAATTCAACTCCCTGAAAGGGAAATATTATGGCAGCACATGCTTTATTGTCCGCATCAAGTAGCAAAAGATGGCTAACTTGTACACCAAGTCCAAGACTAGAAGCCACACTTCCAGAACAGCGGAGTAAATCTTCTAATGGATTTTCATTTAGTGAAGAGGGCACCACAGCCCATACACTAGCAGAACTTAAACTACGCAAACTATATGATCAAATCACTACCAAAGAGTTCGACACTGGAGTTGCTGAAGTAAAAGCTACCCAGTATTATAACGAAGACTTTGAGGCACATGTAGACAACTATGTACTTTATGTGCGGTCTCAAATTGGCGATGGTGATACTCCACTATTTGAACAAAAGACGGATTACTCAGACTGGGCTCCTGACGGATTTGGTACGGCCGATGTGGTTATTTTATCGAAGCATAGAGTGACTGTTATCGACCTTAAATTTGGCGCAGGCATTGCAGTATC